TGCATTTAAGTCCTACCTCCGTGCTGTTCTAGCATCGGCTGTAACTATGGGACTAGCCCTATTGACAGATATGGCTCCAGAGTATGCAGTACTTATCGGTGGTCTAACAGCACCTATAGTTAAGTGGGCAGACAGAGCAGAACAGGACTTCGGATTGAAATTTGATAAGGCTGCTGACGCATAGTATTAAATAAAACAGACCCCCTTACCTGGTCCGATAAGACAGGTAGGGGGGTCTTTTGTGCTTTCTGCTGGCTTCCCCTTCCAACAGAAACTTATTCGTTTATCACTAGGTTGTGCCAGTATTCTGGCCTGCTCCTTGCATCATAGAATACTACTAGGTCACGCTCTTGCGTGTCCCATCTAGTATGAAAGACTGGCTCTAGATGCGCTAGTTCTCTGGCTGGAACCATTGCTATGCCATCTGAAAATCTAAAACAGATACGGTGGTATGAGTGTTCACTGTCTGTATATGGTGGTGCTATCAGCATCTGCTGTAGTTTGTTGAATGGAAAGATGGCTGGCTTGCTGCTGTCTGTCTTTAGCCATTTGATTTCTAAATCACCGATGTAGTTCTCTCTGCCATTGCCCCATTGTAGGCAAATGTGAAAGTCAGTAAAGTAAAAGCGGGGAGTGCCATAAAACTTCCAGCCCTGAAAGTACTCTGCCAAGGCTGTGGCTGCAATCTTTTCTCTCTTGCCGTCACTATTTACCTGACGTATAGGTTCAAGCGCCACGTGTTCTTTGCTCCCAATCTACTATCATTGACTTAGGCGTTATGCCTCTGACTCTGCGTATTGCTCTGCGCTGGTGAGGTAATGTACCTGCCCAGAATCCATCTACATCATACTCAAGTGCATACTCTAAACATTCCTGTCTGGCTGGACAACCATTACAAATCCTAGTTAGTAGTTCTCTTTCTGGATAATCATTACCTTGAGCAGAGAACCATAGGCTGGTATCTGTACCTTCACACGCTGCTCTGTTCTTAAATCTAGGTATCACTTAGCCTCCTGTTTTGTAGAAACCTGTGCCTTTGAAGTGCACTGGCGCTGCTGAAAACTTTTTATCCATCTGCACACCACAATCACCACAATTAATTATGTGGTTTGAGTCTATTGTAAAGTACTGCTCAATTACAATATTGCATATGGGACAACTAAACTCATACGTTGGCATCTTTATTTGCCTTCTTGTTCATATCTTTTATATATTTAATAGCCTTTAATTTTTTAGCCTCTGCTATCTTCTTACGGCGTAAGGCTGCTTTATATGGTGAAAACTTTTCAGTCATTGTAATCCTCGTCTATTGGTGTAGGTAGTGTGACCATACTGCCACATCCTGCACACTCTGCATCTGTAAAGTAGAAGGCTATCTCTCCGTCTACAAATCCACCTAACATAACAAAGACATCACAGCCACACACGCATACTTCTGTTGGCTCACCACGCAAGTCCATTGACTTGCTGTAGTCTATCCGCTTTAGCAGGTCTCTAATGTCTTTACTCTGACTCATCATCCTGCTCTTGCTGTTGTACATCTTCATCTGTGTATGGCCTCCAGCCACCTAGGTTTCTAATGAGTGAGTTGATAGCACGTTGTACTTTCATACGAGCGCCATCTGGTGTGGTCTTTAGGTCCTTGGCTATCAGGCTCCATTCCGCAGAGTCCGTGCTGAACCTAATTCTTAGAACATTTTGTTTAGCCTCTGTTAGTTTATAGAAAGCATTGGCTATGTCCGACCTTAGAACTAGCCAGTTGTTGCCGTCACTGCTGCCTTCTGACTTACTAAACTTATAATTTAAATCTTTAATCTTGCTGGGTATTTCATATGACTCAGAGATAATGCTAGGTAGGAACGCTTCAATAACTGAAGCGTCATAGTAATACAAGTCAAGTAACTCGTAGCCTACTGTTCTTGCCTTCTCCCTTTCGCAATGTTTAATTGCTGCATTGCGTAGGGATTTGGCTATTAACTTCTCTCTGTCTTTTATATCAAGGGCTGACCATTCAGTTAACTTTAAGGGATGCGTAACAAACCAGAGCCAAAGTACCTGCTGTATATCAGGTACTTCTACCATAGGATATTTTCTATGGTACTCAACTGATAACGACTTAACTAAGTAGTCGTATTCAGTTATGAACTCTTGGCTCACTCAACCCTTCCCACTGTCCCCTTTGCACCATAAGTCCTATTATAGCATAGTTTGCCAAATCTTTCAGGGTATCTTCTATGGATTCATAGTTAGGTGTGTTGGATTTATTGTTAAAGGTTAGGTGTTCTAGCCGTGCCATCTTGTCGTGCATCCTGACAATCAGCCCGTTCATTGCCCCGCCTGGGGCACGGGCTATATTGTTGGGGCCGTAGTCCTGATGCTTGCGAACCATAATTACTTTTAGTTCCATTAGAATATCGTCAAAGTATTTAGTGTCCTTCATTTAGTACCTTTCTGGATTCGCTATCAAATTTAGCCATAGCATCTTGGACTATAACTTCTTCTACCACCTCATCACCATCACCCTGTGCTGCTGCTACTAGCACGTTGGCTAGCAGGGTAAGCAGTAACTGGGCTGAGTGTGGGTCTTTCTTGTTGGTCTCGTAAATATCTCGGAGTGCAGATAGTAAATCAATACCTTTGTGCTCGGATAGGGGCACACCCATAATCAGGGGGTTCTCCTTTATATGTTCCCAAACCGCTTCTAAATTATCCGTTGAAGCATTTTCTGATTCGCTCATCTAAAAACTGTACTCCTTCCTGTAGCACGATGCTGTTTACATCGTGTCCGTCTGGCATCTGAACTATATTCACATTACCTAACTCACGGCTAATCTTCTTGCCAAACTCTAGCCCTGGATTGTCACCATCTGCAAGGACAATGACTGTCTCAAAGTCGTCCAGTATCTTGGTGTAATAAGGCTTCCAGTTGTTAGCACCTGGGATACCTACTGCTGGGTGGCCTGTCTTGACTACTGTAGTGATTGCATCTATCTCACCTTCGGTGACGCAGATGTATTGGTTTGCTGTTAGTACCGCCTGTGCATTAAACATAGTGGTCTTAGCCCCTGGCAAGCCGATGTACTTAGGGTCCTCACCATTGATAGACCTGAACCGTATATCTACCACGCCTGATGGCGTGATGTATGGGATAACTAACTTACCCTTGTAACCTTCGTGACCTGGTAATGGATTGTCCACTACTCCTAAATGAAACTTCCTTGCCTCGTCTACCGACAGACCCCGACTTGCCAGATAATCTGCTGCTAGATGTACGTGCTGGGCGTACTCTGTCGTTGCCTGTAGGAGAAATTGTCTCTGCGAATTTGACAGCCTCACGATAGTTGCCTCCTTCCTTGTGCATAATTAAATCATATACGTCTCCACCGACTCCGCATCCGTGGCATTTAAATCTTTGTTCCTGATAGTTCACACCTGCTGAGGCGTGTTTATCTGGGTGGAATGGACATTTAATCTTTCGCCACCCACTGCCCTCTGGTGGCAGGGTGGCGCCTATATGTGCCAAGTAGGCAGCAATACTATGTTTGTCCATCAACTTTCTTTAGGAGTGCAAGCCATACCTTTGCTGGCATAGTTGCATACCACTCTCCTACGTCTCCTTTGCCTTTACGCTTATGGATTACTGTGCCTGTCCAAGCACCATCGTTCTTCATCTCTACTTCTAACTCTGCTGTCCAGCCTGCAAGGTCTAACTTGGCGTGGTTCTTAACCTCAATGGTAACCCCTGGCAAACCGCTAATGTCGCCTTTGTCTAAGGTTGCTCCTGCTAATCTGCGGTCTGCATACTTGTAGCCATTGGCTTTAAGCCAAGCCACGACTGCTCGTTCTGCTTGGCTACCTTTTGCCTTGGCTGGATTACTCAAGTCCTATTGCATCCCTTGTTATTTCATAAACCATTTTGTTTATAGTGTCATATAGAACATCATTGTTATACAACTCATCAACAACTATGTTCCACTCACCATCTAGTATTTGTCTACCAATTAATGTTTCTATATCTTGCTGAGATAAAGACATATCCCATATCTTAACCTCCATACATAGCCTCCTGTGCATACTTAATCTGAACATCATCTAGATACATAGTGTCTGGATTAAAGGCTAGGCTGACATAGTTATTACCTGTCTGGTCTGCTCGCCCGTATCTGTTCTTGACTGGGGCTACACAAAGATAGGTGTCATCACCCTGCTTCATCTGACCTATGGTTAATACCATTGCTGGTATCTGATTGACAAGACCTTGGATAGCACTACGTGGTTGGCAGGGATAACCCTCTGAGCCCTCCTTGGTATGGTGTAGAACTAGCACTGCTGAGTTGGTATCTCTTGCAAGATACTTTAACTCTTTCATTGCTGCTCTCATACCCTGGAATTCTTCGTGTCCATCCATTGCAATATCCATTAAGTTATCTACAACTATTAGTGTTGGGCTTCTGCCCCACACAGTTTCAAATGCACTGACCTCATCATCTAAATCTTTTAGAGTGGGTGTTGATTCAAAGGACCAGAACAAATGGTTGTTCATAACTAATATTTCTTCTGCTTTTTCTGGCTCACGTTTGAGCATCTGCTCTGCTGCTGTCTGTGTAATACGAGTAGACATAGCAAGTAATCGCATTGCCATAGTGTGAGCATTGGTATCTGCACTGAAGTACAGAGTAGGTACCTTTGCTCTGGCTGCAATAGCCAGTGCTACTGATGACTTACCTGCACCTGGTGTGCCTGCAACCATAGTAATTTCTGCACGGCGCAAGATAATTCCTGCCCGCTCAAATGCCGCAAAAGCGGGTGGCAATGGTTCGCCACCCACCTCTGCTTTACTAATGCTGCGTTTAAGTGTTCTCATTTATCACAATCTTTCCGAAGATAATTAAGACATTCATCACAAGCATCTGCTTCACAATTTTCTCCGTGTATATCACACGTATCCCAAATGATACGTGCATTACAACATTCCGATAGTTTTACTATTGGAAAGTAAATTATGTTGGACATTACTTCACTTGGTCTGGAACAAATACATTCCAGTCAGCGCTGCCAACTCTGACATAATCATTCTTGCACTTATCAAATGCACCCTTTGGTGCTGGGCAGAAGTAACCACGATACATACGTCCGTCTTTACCTGTTCCCTGAATTGCAGTCATCTTGCCGTGTGGGCAATTACGTCCGCCACCAATAGATGGGGCTGATGTGCTGACTTCTGCATTGTCAACGATTGATGCACCTAATGCTGCTGCTACCTGCGCTGGTGCCATTGGCGCTGGTGCTGATGGTGTAATTGTAGTAACACCTTTGACTGCTGATTCTAGTTCTGTAACTGCAGAACGAATAGCCTCTAATGAATGTGCAACAACATTATCTAGTTCATCTCCGTGCTCTGCACGAACTGTTACTAGTGAACCTGCTGCTGTCTTTACTGTGATACTGATGGGCGCTTCGGTTGAAGACACTACCTTCTCCTTACTCTGGGAACGGAGTAGCAAGACCTTTCTTGTCTCGCCACTGTCTGACTTTCATTGCAAATTGTACACCCTTCCAGCCTTCTGCAATATCAATCCATACTAGTTTGCATAGACCACTACCTGCAGGTAGGTGGATGATGATGGCTTTATCTTTGTTCACGTCTCCCCATTTACCACGGGTTGCCGTGTCAGGATAATACGGCAAGCCGTTGGCATAGATAGCCAACTGCATAGCAATATTATTTGGGTGGTCAATACGACCTGTCTTTATATCTGCAATGAATCTTTCGCCTTCATACTCAACAACTCTGTCTGGTGTACCAGCAATCTTAAACTTATCTAAGACACAGAACTGTTCTATGAAAACTTTATTTAGTTTTTTTGTTGTTTGCTCGTAGGCAATTAAGTCCCCTGCCCACTCGTTTGGGATACTCACTGGTATACCCAAATCCATTTTCTCTGCGAATGTATGTATGGCTGTGCCAATAGTTGCTGCCTTGCTAGCACCTGCTACTTCCATAGCATCTTCAATGTATTTATTGATAGCCATCTTGTCATCCTGTGCTGCGTTAATAGCAAGGAGCAGGTCACTGCGAACTGATAATCCAATCGCAGCCATCCGCATTTTCCAGGCAGTAAGCGCTGACGGGTCGTCAAGACTGTTGGCTATTGTGGTAGCACGGGTATAAGCAACTGGCTTGCCACCTTTAGGTGGAACTATTAGTGGTCTGCCATATCTATCACGTTCTATTTCTACTGCTGCCATAACTCTTTGTCTCCTTGTAAGTAGAGTGGGCCAGAAAGGAGACGAATCAAAACTAGCCCACTCTCTTGTGATGAATAGTACCAGAACGGTTGGTACTACTCAAGTTTATTGTTGGGTTGTGTCGCTAATGTCTAGGCTCCAGTCATCTACTTGACCTTCGCCATTGAACTCTACTGTCAACTCATTGTTAACAATATCGTTGGCATCTTCTTCTGTTTCTGCCTCAATATCTGTGATAGTAAAGTGAATAGTACCAGTGACTGTAAACAAAGCCTTTAGTTTGGATGAACCAATACTATCTAGCAAGTCATTGACATCATCTACTGTTACTGTAATCTCACTATCACCTGAGTCATAGCGGTCTTTAAAGAAGTTATAGACTTCATCACGGAGTTGGCTGGTTTTACTAGCATATGTGTAGTAGTTCTTTTTGTAGTAATCTCTATCTGTTATAGCAGATTTAATCATATCATCGGTATACTTGGTAGTAGTACCGTCTTCGTTTGTGTGTAGGTATTCCATTGTTAGTCTCCTTTTACTTGTTTGCAATCTGGACAAATAATACCCTGCCCAATTAGGTAAGTGAAACAAGGTAGTTTCTCCCCGTTTTTAAGGGTGATGAATAGTGCATCGTGTGACTTGCACACCATACATACTTCTTTTTGTTTAGTCTTAGGCATTAGTCTCCTTAGTTTGTTAGTAGTTCTAATGCACGTAACTTAAGATTGTCTGAGCCACCTGACATAGCACGCACACCTGAGAGTGTGCCCTTATCAGCCTTGCCGTGGTCAGCATACTCAACTACTGCCTGCCATAGACCGAACTGTGTGCCACGGATATTCTCCTGTGTCTGGCTGGCTGAGTAGATATGCATCGCAGTATGACGTGCGGTGTTAGCCCTCGTCAATTGCGCTTTCTCACCCTGTGATAGCAGGCTGAGTGGCTTATCTTCAATGGTGGCAGGTAGAGGGAATACCTTCTTGAAGTAGTTGACTGCGTGTTCACGGTCTACCTCTTGCTGTAGTAGATGGTTAGCAATATCTGTGTATGCCTCAATGTTTTGATAAGACAACTTTAAGATATGGCTAATCTCTGACACTTGCAACTTGCTGTTGCTGGTGTGCTTGAGGGTATAGGTGAACTGATTATTCCTACGGAATATCTTATTGATTTGATTGTGGCACCATAGCCGCTCAATGATTGGCTTGATGATGACTGAACTGCTGCCATCGTGGCTGGTCTTAGCCAGGATAAAGGCTGCGTGTGGGTCATTGGCTACTGTAATTTCCGTTGGTAATTCCAGCAACATCCACACCTTTGCGCCGCCATCATACTCACCAGCGGCTGCATAACGTGCTTCACCTGAATCAATTAAAGTATCCAGAGCAGAGAATATCTCACCGTTCTGAAAGACTTGGTATCTATTACCTACAACACCAATGTTATCTACTTTGCCAAACGGCGTAGTCTTAATGACTGCCTGCTTGTTGCGTACTGGTATTGCTAGTGGCTGACCGCCACCTGGAATTAGATAGTGGGCTGTCATTGGGTGCAATGACACTGACCAGTCAAGACCTGCTTGTCTGGCTACATCTGATGCTGATGTGGCTGTTACACCTGTGCCTGACTTGAGCCAGTTGGCTCTGTTCTTATATGGAGTTGCTGGGGCTAGAGTGATGCTCACTTGGCTACCCGCAATTCTGCGAAGGACATACCTTCGTTAACTTTAATGGTGTCAAAACAATGCTGAACAAAACCTGTGCCTAGTTCTTTAAAGAATTTAGTACGGTCTTCCTCTGACATAGCGAGGATTGCTAGCACTGATGGGTCTGTAGAGTTGTCATTAATGACTGTCTCTAGTTCTACTATATGTTTGATTATCACTTGCTGTCTCCTTTTTGTTTGTTGTTTAGTACCAGCCGTGCTTGCGCCAGTGTGCCCAAGCAACTGATGGTTTGCCATAGCGGTGTTGGATATACGCCAAGCCACGAGCAATCTGCTCGGGCGCAGGCGTGTCGGGTTTCATCTTTAACAACTGTGGAATACCAAATGCAGATGACTTAGGATTATCTGCGGTGTGGTCCCACGCTGACTCCTTGCCCCATAGTTTCTTAAGGGCACGGAACTCTGATGCTCCCCAATTCTCATACTGTGCTGAGATTACTGCCTTCGCATAGGATTTGCTCAAGGATTTTGTCCAGCGAATCTCCTTGCGTTCGTTCTTCAAGTTGTCTGTGTCTTTGTGTCTGTCTGCTACTGCTATTGCATACGACTGACTGGGAAAGAGAACGCTGGATAGCGTCAATGCCCAACTGAATAGCGCGGCTAACTTGTTCTTCATCTAGTACTCCATCTGTATATGCAATACCCAATGCCAATGATGTATAGCCAGGTGATTGCTGTTGGGATGTGCGGAAAGATAACTTCACTCATACTCCGTCCTTTAGTAGCACTTCTTTAAGTCTGGTGTTGTCCTTTGGACAGAACCAAGCCCTGTCATTAAGTGTATCAAACCCACAGGTAGGGCACCGAAATACAAAGCCAGTTATCTTACCGTCTTGTATAAGAAACATTATTCTGACCAGGCTTCCACTGATATCGGTGCACCTGCAATGAGGTCTTCTACTACCTCATTGATACGGTTAACCTCTACTATCAGAGAGTCTAGCCATTTAGAAATCTCTGTTATGTTTGACATAATGTCTTGGTCACGCATCTATTGTCTCCTTCTCGTAGCATTCTACACATTGGTCACCCTTGTCATCGGTCCAGATAATCTCCGTCTCATCTGTTGGAACGTGACATTTATGGCATATAATATTCACTAGTTATCTCCTGGTATAGCACCAACATAACTCATAGCGCAGGGGCTACAGAAATTCTCACCACTAGGTGACCAGTCATATACGGGTATGACTATGGGCATATCACACTTGCGACAATTAGTCGTCTGATATTTGGCTGGCATCTTCTAACTCCGTTCCGAATACTTCTTGCCAACATTCTGGGTGCATACCACTAACTATCTGTTCTCTTAGCGGGACTGATAGCGAGGTAAAGGCTCGCTGAACATACTCACCTCTGAGATAGGTGAACAACTCGTTTTCATCTACCATTATACTGCCTGTCTTGTGGCAGTAGGGGCATCTGCGTGTAGCAAATAGGGTCATCATCTGCGGTCTGCCCTTTCCGTTTTTAATAGCCGAACTATTCTGTGATACTGCTGCTCCCATCTGGCTGCAGCACGGACGCTTAATATCATTACAATCATCTGGCTAACTAGTGCAATTACTATGGCTATCAGTGTGCCTGTATCTATAAACATTTGTTATCTCCTTAAAATTTTAAATGGACTCGCTGCATTCTGGCCTTGGAACGCGGGGCCTGCGTGAACAAGGACAGGGACCGAAGCCCCTGCCCTTGCTGGATGGATTGTTAGTTGATGAACTCAAGGTTGGTGACAATTTGGTTGTCATACCACTTGGTCTGTCCTTTTTCCTCACGGACTGTGGTTGTCATATAACCTGATAGGTTGACAAAGAACTCAGCGTTCTCGGTTAGTAGAGGACGGAGTGTTGCTAGGATTGTTGGGTCAGTAATTGTGACCTGACGGCTAGCGATGAAGCGGGCTCTCATTTGCCCGTCTGGGGTGTATTCAGTCTGGCGGGACTGAACGATACCTTTGACTACGTTGCCATAGTCACGGACTGATTTCAACAACGCATTGTTGAACTTGAACTCGTTTACTGTATTCATTTGGTTAGTCTCCTTATTAGTTAGTTGTTTACTTTTTGTCGGGGAAATCCCCTCACTTGTGAGGGGTTCCCCGTGGTTGTGATTAGTAGCAGATTGGGCACTCTGCTTGGTGCTTGTTGTAAATGAGATGGCAGGATTGGCATACCACCTCAGATGATGTTGTAGTCAGGCTGGTCTCAAGGTCAAATAACCTGTCTACTAGCATAGCGATTGGCTCTAAGAACTCATCTTCACGGTCAGTCCAGTCGTGACCTGAAGGAAGGTCACGGATAACTGACATAGGATTGAACTCAGAGACAGAGCCACCGTTGGCTACGGCTACCTTCTTGGCACCATAGCCTTTGTAGTAGAAGTCTTGGGACTCATCTACTATTTTGTGGGCCAAGTAGATGTCATTGGCGTCCTTCTGCTCCTGACAATCAGGGCAGAGTTCAGTGAGTGCTTGGCATTGATAGCACATAGTTTGGATACTGATGCCAGTATTCTCACTCATACTGACACCCCAAACACTAGGTTTGCTGTGCGTTGGGCGCACATTTTGCTATCCGAGCATAGGTAGTGGTTATCTACCAGTGTTACTTCAGTGGTGTGGGTTTCACACAGTGAGCAGATTTTCACAATTTCCTCTCTGTCATAGGTATCTCCTATAACTCTTCCTACATAAGCAGTTCTGTCAAGTCGTTGCGTAGCGCTTTTAGACTTGACTGGACTGCTAGTGACTTTCAGATTTAATTATTAATCAGCCTGGCACAGGTCTTTATTATTATAGGGCGAGGCGACAGGGATAGTGCCGAGCGAGTGTCTACTGTCTAACACACACCAGCACTGGACAGATAGCCTGTCTTGCTGTAGTCAGGCTGTATATAACAGACCCCAGACTTATTAAAAGCAGGCTGAAGTTATTATGTATAGTCCCAAAAAGATTTTCCCGTACAACCTATGACCCCTGCTACTGTCCTAGTATGTCCTATTTTGGTATAGTATATTCTGTGAGTTGCCTCACACTTTGCAAGCAAAGCGTTCGTTTAGGCTGTTTGAACGGATTAATACTATATAGGGGCGCAAAGCGCCCACTGATAGTAGCAAGGTCTTTAGGACCTTGCGTACAGACTGTATCTACTATCTGTTACATAGGCTGTTCTAACTATCAGTACTGTATGTAGATGGGACAGGTCTGTGACTTTTCAGAAAGGCAATAACAACCCTAGGACAGAGGCTATGGCAGCCGCAAAGGCTAAAGTCATAGCCCTTGTATCTGAGGGTTGGACACCACATAAGGCTATGGCCGAGGTTGGCAAGCAACCCGACACTATCCGTATCTGGTGTATGAGGGACAAGAAGTTTGCCTCTGACCTAGAGCAGGCCAAAGAGGATGCTAAAGAACGCTCCTTGCGGAGCCTGGGGATAGCAAGGGAAGAAATTACCTTTCCCCAGTTCTCAGAAATGTTCCTTGAGCAGAAAGCCTTTCCACATCACCTAGATTGGATTGACCTGCTTGAGGGGCGTGAACCAAGTTGGTTGCACCCAAATATGATTTACGAGAAAGGCGACCCAAATCGCCTACTGGTAAACGTGCCACCAGAACACGCCAAGAGTACCGTGATTACGGTGAACTACTCTACTTACCGCATCGCTCTCAATCCCAATGTTAGAATCATCGTAGTTTCTAAGACGTTGGTCAAAGCACGTGAGTTCGTGTACGCCATCAAACAAAGGTTGAGTCACCCGCGCTGGCTGAAGTTGCAAACAACATTTGGGCCAGAAGGGGGTTGGAAAGAAGACTCTGACACCTGGCGCGTTGACACCGTTTACCTTGGGAGCGATGCTCGTAACTCATCTGAGAAGGACCCGACTATCCAAGCCCTAGGTATGGGTGGACAGATTTACGGTGCCCGTGCTGACCTGATTATTCTGGATGACTGTATTACTACAGCCAATGCCCACGAATACGAGAAGCAAATCAACTGGCTCCAAAAAGAAGTTATTACCCGTTTGGGTAAGAACGGCAAGTTGTTAGTAGTTGGGACAAGAATTGCGCCTACAGACCTTTACAAAGAACTCCGTGACCCAAAGCATTGGTCAGGGGGTAAAAGCCCATTTACGTATATGGGTATGCCTGCTGTATTACAGTATGCCGAGAAACCGAAAGACTGGATTACGCTCTGGCCAAAGTCGGACTCTCCTTGGGATGGCGATGATGAGACACCTGACGAAGAAGGATACTTCCCGAAATGGGACGGCCCAACACTCGCCAAACGTAGGGGAGAGGTAACTCCATCTACGTGGGCGCTGGTCTACCAGCAAGAGGATGTAACTGAAGACTCAATCTTTCCACCTGAACTTGTGCAAGGTTCTATTAACGGAATGCGTAAACGTGGTCCACTTAAACCTGGAGTCACGGGCCATCCGAAACAAGTTGAGGGTTATACCGTAGTGGGATTTGACCCTGCTATGTCTGGTAATGCTGCTTTTGTTGCTATGACTTATAACAGGCACGATGGAAAAATTTACGTTCTAGATGTTCTTAATATGTCAGAACCTACGCCTCAGAAAATTCAACAGGCTATAGAAGATTTTGTTCACAGATTTAAACCACAAGAATTACGTGTTGAGATTAACGCTCACCAAAAAGCCTATGCGCTTGACTCAGATTTACAGCAATGGCTTGCCTCCTATGGGGTAAGACTTAATGCACACTTCACGGGCAAAAATAAATGGGACACTAACTTTGGTGTTGCCTCTATGTCTGCTTTGTTTGGAACTGCACGTGAAGGTAAGCACCAAAAAGACAACATTGTAGAGTTACCAAGCACTGAAGGCTCTGAAGGTCTTAAGGCTTTAATTCAACAATTAATAACTTGGAAGCCTGATACCAGAGGTAAGACTGACTGTGTGATGGCGTTCTGGTTTGGTGTCATTAGATGTAGAGAGTTTATGCAGCAGAACTCCCACGTTCAACGTTATGCAAATAACCGTTGGGCGACTAGGGCGCAACAAGAAAAAAGATTAACTGTCAATCTAGATGAGATGCTTGCTGAGCAATGGCAAGAGACTTATGGGTAGGATTAAATGGCTGAAGAAATTAGATTAGAGAGCGGACTTCAAGACGTTTTGCGAGAAATGTCTAAGGCTCCTGGTGGTAATGTTTCACAGCCACGTCCAGTTACTCCTGGTCCTATTCTTGGCGGCCCTAAACCAGAAACACCTGTACGTGGAGTTGTTGACCCAGCAACTGGGGTAAGAACTGTTAGAGACCCAGCAAGAGAACTATTTAGATTTTACGCTTATGGTGAGGAAAAAACTTCTAAACTTCCAGCACCTAAGCCAGATACAAAAACTGTAACTACACAACCAGGCAATGTTCCAGTTCGTGAACAAAAAATTCTTAAAGCAAGACTAGAAGCGGATTTGCCAGTAAAGCAAACCGCTGAGCGTAAAGCAAAAAACCAAGGAGTTCGTCAAGGAACTATTGGTGGTATGAGCCGAGCACCTGGTTCTAAGCCACCAGTTGTTACCCCAGAGGCTCTTGCTAGACAAGCAACGATTGATGCAGCAAGACGTAGAGCAGAGATACAAGTAATTCGTGATGCGCTAGAGCGCTTTGCTGTTGCTGGTTACTATGAGGGTATCGGTGAGCAAAAGTACATTAAAGGAGTTCCACAAAATTCTTTAACTGTAGAAGAAAAAAAATATCTGGATAACCTAGCCAAGCGTATTAATGACATTATTATGGACCGTGAGGCTGCGATGAAAGAACAACTAGCAGCACGTGGTGATATGACTTCCGCCTTTGAAGACTACAAGGCTCAGAAAAAAGCAGACCACAGAACCCTTGAAAGCAGAAAAGTTGCAGAACGTAACAGAGTTTCAAGAGCAAAAACAGAACAGTCTTTTAAAGAAAATATAGTAAAAGTACCTGGAGGAAATACAGGCAAAGGAACTCCTATGGGAGATGCTAAAGATATTGCTATGAGAAAAATTTCCAATGCTGCAATAGTTGAATTACAAGATACAACTAGACAGTCACAAATTACAACGGCTCAACCAGGAATGGTCGGTAAAACTTCTAGTGAAACTAGTTTGTTAAAATTAGGTCCTGCTACTGGAGATTTATCTGGTAAAACAATTATGCTTGCCAGAAATGGTAAATTAGCAAATAAACCATTAAGACCAGAAACAATTAATCAAATAACTATGGCTGCTAAAGCAGGCGCTAATTTTGTTGTTGGAGATATGCCTGGTGTAGATTCTGAATTTATTAAATTATTAGATAAATTAGATGCTCCATATAGAATTTACCACACAGGTAATGCACCAAGAATACAAACAACAAAAAAAATAGTTAAAGAAAATATTCCTAGGCCAATAGTTCCAAGAACTGGTGGTGTAGGACCGATACCAATCGCTGGCCTAAACATAGGCGGCGGAGCAATAGATTGGGAAACTAAATAATGCTATCTATAGAACAAATCTCGGCACGTGTAAACAACCTACGTGACCGAGCAGCGGAACGTGATGGCCGTCAGCAAGACGTTCTTGCTGTACGCAAAGGCAAAATCTCAGAGGTATATCCAGACTTTTTCCCAAATGGCGTAGACGCTAACGTAGTCGCAAACTTTATTGATATTGTTGCCCGAGACCTATCTGAAGTTATGGCACCATTGCCTTCGGTAAATTGCTCTGCTGCTAATCAGGCTAATGACCGTGCCCGTAAATTTGCTGACACTAGAACAAGAATTGCTAATAACTACTTTGCAAATTCAGATTTGCAAGTACAGATGTACAGCGGTGCAGATATGTACATCACATTTGGTTTCGTCCCGTTCGTTGTAGAACTAGACGAAGTAGCAGGGTTACCACGCATACGTATAGAAAACCCAGTGGGCGCTTACCCAGAGTTTGACCGCTATGGGCGGTGCGTAGCCTTCGCAAAACGTTATCGCTTACCACTTGGTGAGTTGGTAGCAAACTTTCCTGAATACGAGTGGGAACTTCTTGGCAAAGAAGGTTATGACCAGGACCTAGGTGCTCATTATGAGATAGTTCGTTATTACGATGATGAACAATCTGTAATGTACCTACCTGACAGAAATAACTTAATTCTTTCCCAAGCAAAGAATCCGCTTGGTAAGATGATGATTGTCGTAGCAAAAAGACCAACTATTGATGGTGAAATGCGTGGACAATTTGATGATGTATTAGGCATTCAGTTGCTTCGCAACAGGTTCGCATTACTTGCGATGGAAGCAGCGGAAAAGTCTGTTCAGTCTCCTATCGTTCTACCTGCCGATGTTCAGGAACTACAACTTGGTGGCGATGCCGTTATTCGCACCAGTAATCCACAAGGCGTTCGCCGTGTAGATTTAAATATTCCACCTGGAGCATTTACTGAGCAGACTCTACTTCAGCAAGAACTCCGTACTGGAACACGCTATCCAGAAGGCCGTACTGGAAACATTGATGCCAGCATTATCACTGGCCAAGGTGTTCAGGCACTTATGGGAGGCTTTGATACTCAGGTCAAATCTGCTCAGGCTATCTTTGCTTCAGCATTAAGAGATGTAATCTCTGTATGTTTTGAAGTAGATGAGAAGTTCTTTGATTATGAAAAAACAATTCGTGGAGTAGATGCTGGTTCTCCTTACCAGATTACATACAAGCCTAGTAAAGATATAAAGAAGGATTACTCAGCCGATGTTCGTTATGGTATGTTGGCTGGACTTAACCCTGCACAAGGATTGATTTTTATGTTGCAGGCACTTGGGGGCGGACTAATCTCAACAGACCTTGCTATGCGTGAACTACCGTTTGGTATTAACGTAACACAAGAACAAGAAAAGATTGAGATTGAGAATATGCGTAAATCGCTAGTTCAATCTCTGCAAGCCTACACCCAAGCAATTCCTCAAATGGCTGTGCAAGGCCAAGATGCCTCACAGGTTATTAAGAAAGTTGCAGACGTTATTAAGGCACGTCAGCGTGGTGTAGCGATTGAAGACGCAGTTGAAGAAGTCTTCGCTCCAGAATTACCTCCTGCTGGTGCCCCAATGGTTGAGCAACCGTCCCCTGCTCCCGAAGCACTGGCAGGAGGCGCTTCTCAAGCGCCAGCACTACAAACACTACTCTCTAGTCTAAGTGCTGGTGGAACTGCAAGTGCAAGTGCCAGAACTGCTATACGGAGGTAATTATGCCACCACGTAAAAAAGTAAACAAAAAGGCAAAGCCTCAGCCAAAACGCAGAAGAACTACTAAAGAACCAGTATTGGTTAAAATTGATTTTTGGGCGATTGCTGCAAAAGAAGTTTATGATGCTTGTGTTCGTGCTGGATTTGATGAAGGCACAGCAATGGCCTTTGCTATGGACAGGTCAAGTTATCCAGATTGGATAGTAGACCCAGTTGACCCTATTAAAAATCCACTAGATGACTTTGAAGAGGATGATGACTAATGGCAGATATTAGAGAAAAGGTTTCTGGAATTGGCGCTCTTTCCCAAAGAACAGATTTAAACGTATCTAAACAACCAGCAAGATATATTTCTGGCTTGCCTCAAGGGCAAGGTCAGGCTACCTATGACCAGCAAACCGCTGCACCTATGGCTGCAGTAGGTGAACCTACTATGTCAGATATAATTCCTCTTACTGCGCCAAGCCAAAGACGTGATGAGCCAATTACTGCGGGTGTGGATTTTGGCGCAGGTCCAAATTCTAATGTTATTAAACTTCCGAACCAAGAACCTACTCTGCTTTCTGTATTACAGCAGATTGCAGAAAATGACCCAAGCGGAGAGACTGAGTTAATCTATAAGGCTCTGCTTGAGCGAGGTTTATAGTGCCAAGAATAGTTGATGAGTCTGTTGCTAACATAAGTCCTAACTTATACAAGGCAGCAATAACAACTGGTTTAGACCCTAAGTGGGCTAAAATATTAAATCAATTTTCTCTTAACCATAAAAAGGGTAAAGAACTTATTGCTATGGGCGACTCAATGGGTCGCAATGAGTTTCTTAAATTAGACCCTACGGTTCGTATGAATATTCAAGCATTGTTTCCTGACAGAAAAATGTTTTCTGATGAACCGAGTAACTTAAGAAAAGCAGTATCCTTTATAACAAAGGGACCACGTGAGGCTATAGAACTTCTCAGCACCCCATTTATAAAAGCCCTTGATGCGTTAGATGCTTGGGAAAAAGGAACTAAGACTGGCTATTCACAGGTTCGTTCTGCTCAAGAAGCAAAGCAAGCATTATCAGCAGGATTGCCCGTAACTAAAAGAACTGACTTTAAAAAAGGTATCTTGAGTGATACCTATAATGGGCTAAACAACTGGGACTGGGACAAGGTTTCATCATATGAAGAGCGCTATGGCGCAGCATTTACAACTCTTATGAGAGCAATTGCTGAAGGTCACACCGTAGAAGGTGCTATTGACCTTTGGGGTAATGCTGATGAAGATATGATGGCTGCTGTTATATCTATGTATGACAAGCCAAAAGAATTTAATCTAATTAAAGAAGCACTTAAAGTAGATGCTCAACTATCTCCAGGCCGTGATTTAGTTGCTGGCAGAATTGCACCTGGCAATAACAGAGAAGCAAATTATTGGGTAGAAAAAATAGCCAAGTTTTTACTTGGTGAAGATAAATATGTTTTACCACCAGGGATGAATCCTAATAGCAAAAAAGCAAAAGCCATTGCTCTAGAGTATGAAACCAAAAACAAGAAAAGAGTTTCTGGAGCGGTAGATGCTTTTTACACAATATTTATTGACCCGCTAACCTATGTAGGATTAGGTCTTCCAGCAGTAGGAAAGTCACTTGCTAAAGGTGTTGGCGGTATCCGTGTTGGTGTACGTGAGGCTTTCCAGCAAGCAGCCTTTAAAACAAAGGGACAACGACTTGCTGAGCAACTAAAGTTTGTTTCAGAGAACAAAGGTTTAGAAGAAGGATACTCCTGGCTATTTAAGGATGTTCCAGAGGTGAAGAAACTTTGGGATGTAGACCTTGGGCCAAGACTAAAGGCTTACTCTGAAGCCGATACTCCAGCCAAGAAGGCTTCAATCCTTGAATCTATGAAGTTTGATTTCCCAGAATGGTATAACGATAAGACCATTAAAATTCTGGTAGATAATAAAACATTTGATGCCGAGTCAGCACGTAAGTTTTTTACTTATGTAGATGATGCAAATATGATGCTTAGTGGCCGAGTTAATGGTCTTTCTTTCAGGCGCAATGGTATTCCTTATGCCCGTAAAACTAGAAACCTAACGGCTGCTATGCACCGTGTTGCCTATCAGGTATTTAATCCTACTTCAGAAGTAGACCTTGCTGCTAAAGAAATACTCGCTAAATCAGATACAGATGCTGTCAAGGCTATGACTGTACTAACAAAAGTAGCCGATGATGAGAATAAACTACTTAACCCAGAGATTGATGACCTTTTTGCACTACAAAAAGATATAACTGGCGCTAGAAAAATAGCCTATAAATTAGGTGTGGCTGCTGGTAGAACCCCTGGACCTATTTACTTTGGCGAAAACGCCATTGATACTGCAGATAATATCCGTAATACTGCAAATCTAGTGCTGCCTAAGAATATTGCTAATGCAGTTACCATAATGTTGTTGGATGAACCACTAGATGTTCAGTTAACTGCAGTGCGTAATATGCAGTACGCTTATATGAAGCGTCTAAATCTGGATGAGGATGACATTGTTCAGATTTTAAACAAGACTTATAACGATGAAGGCTTTACTTCTGTAGCCAACCTGCCAGTAGCAGATGAGTTCCTACCTCAGATGCACCCTGCGACTATCAATGTAGTCAATGGTGAGGGTATGTTGAGTGCTACAGGTGGTATACACCCTTCACAGTTGACCAAAGGTATCAAGGCTTTGCCTTTTGATACTATTTATCAATTATCTGCTAAGGCTAAACTTGATAATCTGCCCAAAGGAACACCAGGAAAGCATCTTATTAAAGGTTTTAATGGCTTTTTACGTAGCCATTTTGTAAGAATTTGGAACAATAACTGGGCAGCCTATACTCTTGTTCCACGCTTGGGTATCCGTACCAATGTTGATGAAGGATTTTTCTATTATTTAACTAAACCATTGACAGATGTTATGGATTTAGTAGCAAGTAAGTTCTCAAGAGATATTAAAGCAAGCCAGATTGTTACTGGTAGTAGCGCAGCAATAGGCCCATACAAGGGTTCTTTGTATTATATGGCTGGTAAAATGCGCATTAAAGATGCAGATGGTTTGCCCTATGACCCACGCAAGATTTATACCCCTGCTCAGCGGGCGGAGTTGCTTGAGGATTTAAGAAAAGGACTTTCAGCAAAACTGGGGTATGAAATCCCTATGTCAGAACTATCTCCAGTTCTTGTTAAAGAGTCAATTCTTTCTCGCATACAAGACATTTATGATGTAAATGGCCCAGAGTGGGAAAACTGGAAGCGGGTTTTTAGAAATAACCCTAACTTCACAGATGGTCTAATCTCTTCAATGGGTGCCCGTGACCTATCAGTTGGCAAGATGGACTCAGAGTACTTCAGTGCTTTGTTTACTACCGACCAGTTTAATTTATTCTTAAAAGAAATGGGCTTAGAGAAAGCCCCAGGATATAGCCCTAAAGAAGTAGCAGATTTGACCCAACAAGAAGTTGGCATTGCTATGTGGGATAACTTTTTACTTAGGTTTGGCTATAACCAAATTAAAATCTCAGATAAAAAGTACCTAAATCCAGTAGATGTGTTCTTTGCCAACAATGGCATTAAGAGCAATATGGATTTTGCCAAGGCACGTACTGATATTATGGAGCAGATGGGTGCTACATACAATGATGTTATCAATATGTATGACACATTGGATGAGGATGTATTAAAGTCTGCTTTATCATTCTTTGGTGAGACTGTTTACTACAGACAGAAGGGTTTATCTGACCCAGAGATAGCAAGAATTTATGCTGAACGTATGATTACAGATATGCGTTTTACCTTCCACGGTAGTTCTAATGGTTTTAATGACAAACTATTCCAGTTGATGGGTAGCAAGTACAACGAAGTTGTTAAGGCAGCATCACGTCAGAAGAAGCCATTGGCTTATGCTTGGTCTAGAGCAGCCAATAACATTTCTTGGAAAGAGTTCAACGAAGCAACCCTTGGAATGCGCCCCACTTCAGGGTATGTCAATACCCGTATTGTCAGCGGTGGTAAAGTTTCAGACCTAGATGGCCTTAAAGAAGACTTAAGCAAGATTGAATTAATGTTTGAAAAGTTTCCTGAAAAGGCTTTAGAGATGATGGACCGTCAGGTGACTGGCTTCTTCCGTCTACCAGCAATGCGTGTGGCTATTAATAAGGGCTTTGACGATATTAAGCCATTTGAACAACTATTAGTTGACCGCCACTACAAGGCTATTATAGAGGCTAACCCTAATCTTGACACTGCTGTTGCTATGGCAAGAGCAGAAGAAATAGCAGATAAGACAGTAACCAATATTGTGGTTAATAATGCTACAGATACTTTGTTAGAGTTTGTTGATAACCCTAATATCCGCTCTAACTTTGCTTTATCTATCCGTCACGTTGGCCGATTTATCCGTGCTACTGAGGATTTCCACCGCCGTGTTTATCGTCTGTATGCTAATGAAGGCCCACGTGCTTTGATGCGTATGCGGTTACTACACTATGGTCTAGAGAACTTTGGCTCTATTTATGAAGATGAGCAAGGTGATGAATACATTGTATTTCCAACAGACATAGTTATGAATACTGTTATTAACAAAACTATTCAGGCTTTGACTGGGGATAATACTTACAAAGTAGGAACATTTAATAACTTCACATTAAAGTTCCGCCTAATTAACCCATCATTCTCACCAGATGCTGGTGTGCCAGCGTTTGCTGGGCCAGTTGCAGGGCTTGGTATTCTATTAACAAAGGCTTTACTCAGAGATTTGCCAGTAATAAAAATGCTTCTTCCACAGAACTGGGAAGATACCATCTACCCTTGGACTAATGAAGCAGCAGATTACTTAGATACTTTTGCTATGGGTCATATTGGTAGAAATACAGACCTTGGCGATGTGCTACGTATAGGATTTCCTATGCTTGCTAGCACAGCCTGGGATACGGTAGTAAGAGATTCTGAAAAGAACCGTATGAAGGCTAACTATGTAATTCAGGGTATTTCTTACCTAGAAGCATTTGGCAATGGATTACCTGCCAATGCAACAAAGCAGGAAAAGCAGAAGTATATGTACCATTTAAAGATTGCTGCAGATAATATTGCTGCAGGTCAAGCAATACTTGGTATGATTAGCCCAGGTTTTCCTGGTGTTAAAGATGCAAAAGGTTTACCAAACTTCATAAGAGATAATGGTATTAGTACCTGGACCAGTGCTTTCTGGGATATATATCAGGGCGTACTAGCCTCTGATACAGAAGTTGCTAATCCTTTTGAAACTGCTTTGGCTATGTTTATTGGCAAGAACCCAGGCAAGTCTGTGTATACAATTCCTAGAACTGACAAGGCTTCTAAGGTATTTATTAACAAAACTAATGAGTTAAAGCAATGGGCTACAGATAACAAAAGATTTGTAGATACATATGCTGACTCTGGTATTGGCTATATCTTTGCCCCAAAGGTGGGCGAGTATAACCCAGATATATATAACTGGATGCAGTCTGTAGATTTAGTAAATCAGCCAGACCTATTTAAGTACCTTGAGAAGGTACAAATATCTGTAGACAAAGAAAGATACTTTGCTGTAGATAAAGAATTAAATAAGAAGTTATCTGAAACTGCCGATTATTCTGAACGTAAGAAGTTTATTGCTCTGGCAGAAAGAGAAAAACAACTACTCTTTATTTCTAATCCTTTACTAGAGGATGCTATAAATGAGGCAGGAGAAAACAAGGGCGAACTAAAAATAATGTTCAGTGACCTTGAGGATGCAGTCAATAACCCTAAGAGTCCTATTGCTGATAATACAAAGAGCGCAATGCGCTTGGCTATACAACAGGTTAAGAACTTTGAACTCTTCTCTAACAATATGGTAAACAAGAACTCCTATACCTTTACCTCTGATAGAGCAAAAATGAAAGATGATGTTATTGCTATGCTTCGGGAACTTGCTTTTGACCCAGCAGTTAAAGAAGCAACAAGACTTATCTTTGTTCCGCTTTTGAATAAGTATTCCCGAGATGCAATTAGTGCTTCACCAGAAAGAGGATACCCGTGAGTCCAGTAGCAAAAAGTCCAGATGAAGCAAAAGCACAGTCTGAAAAAGCACAAAAAGGTAATGCCCAAAAGATAGAAAAGAATAAAAAGCATTACAATGATTTGGTCATTGACTTTGGTGCACCTGGCAGTGAGGGTGGTAAGTTTCAGATAGCCTTTGACCAGTACGGAGACTTAATCCTACAGGAGTTGGTTGTCAATGATAAGGATGAGATTGTCTCCACACAAGAGAAGTTCTTTTGGGTAGCCAGTGATGGCGTATCCTACACAACCCTTAATGCTTCACAGGCTATTAAGAAGTTGAAAGAAGGCTACAAGGGTAACTTTGAAGGTCTAAGAAAACTACTTTATGACAAGAAGTTTATTGATAAGACTGAGTATCAGACTCAAGATGAGACTGCTTTTAATAAAGGATTGTTAAGGGCTGCTAGAAACTATAGCGTTAATCAAATCCAGAACTTTACAGTTAATGGCAAAACAAAGTTTGCTCCGTTTAATAACTGGCTTACAGGTCTTAAGTCTGTTGGTGACGGCTCTGGTGAGCCAGACCTGCCAGTTCGTGATATTAATCTTTTAGACCGTGATGTAGTCAGAGCATTAGTTGAAGATGTTTATATGAACGAAATAGGCAATGCTCCAGATGAGGCTTGGGTAAAAGAAAAGACTGATTACTATATGAATCAGATTAAGAAAGGTACCCTAACAACCGTTAAAAAAGTTGGCGGTGAGGTAGTTAGAAAGAATACTGCTGGCTTTAGTGAGAGCAGAGCAAGGGCTGAGTTGACAGCAAAACTACCTACAGAAAAAAAGACAGAATACGAGCAAGCACAAAGTTTAAACTTTCTTAGTTTCTTAGCACAGATGGAGCAGCGTTAATGGCTATTACAGATGGTTCTTTAATTGACGGTGATGGTTCTACTCAATCAGTTGTTCCTACTGGAGATGAAACAAGCGGAGAGTTAATGGCTCTTGCTTATGGTATTACCAAAGAGTTGATAGCGCTATACCCTGAACTAGAGCCTATTTACCAACTTTTTGTTAAGAAAAGGTTTACCGAAGCAAGACTTGCTTATTATAATTCTACATACTATAAGGACTTAACTCAGACTTCTAAGACTAGAACAGAGAGTAAAGCAACCCAGCCTGGTGTTTATGCCCAGGAATTTGACGCTTGGAAAAAAGAACAAGTTGTTCGTATTAACAAAAAGGGTATTAAAGTAACTCCACAGATAGAGGGTCTACTTGAAGGCTATTATCTACAAGGTTTAACTGACTTACAGATTGATGCAAAAATTCTTGACTCTGGCTTGGTGGGAACTTTTGCTGGTTCTACCCTGGGTTTAGTAAATACCCTAAAGTCCCTTGCCGATGACCAAGGTGTTTCCCAATTACTTGGCAAAAATTACTGGGACAAAATCTCTAAAGGTTTATTTGAAGGCAGTATAAATGTAGAGGATGTAGAAGAAGAAATTAAACAAACTGCTATGTCTGCTTATCCAGCCTATGCTAAAGGCATAGAGGTAGGTAGAAGTTTCCAACAGCAAACCTCTGCACTGCGCCAGACTATTGCCAACCTACTAGAGATAGACGTAGATACAATTAATAACAATAACTCTATGTTCAAGCAGTTAGTTAATTATACCAACCCTAAGACTAAAGAGCCAGAAATTATTTCTTTGTGGGAAGCAGAAAAGATAGTTAAAAGCAGTGACCAATGGATGACTACAAAGAATGCAAAAGAAACTTTTGACAATCTTGCTCTTAAGGTTCTTAAGGATTGGAGACTAGTTTAATGGCTATAGAAAGTGGTCCTTTATTTGATGATGGTGGCTATCAGCCTGACTATGTAGAGCCTACCCCTTATGAAAATACTGATAGAATGGCAGAACTTGAGGCTGCAAGATTAGCAGCCTATGAAGAGACAGCCAAGGCCCGTGCTGCTACTGACCCGATGCTGGATATAACTCAACGTCCAGCAGCAGAACAAACAAACCCAAATTATATTTATTATTACTCTTGGATTGGTGGCACTACTACTGGTCAATGGACACTATATCGTGCACCCAACACAGTAGAAAATCAACTTAAGTATGGTTCCCGCACCTTTGGTGGCACAACACAGGCTAGTTATACAAGTAGTTTAGGTGCCAATGCACTGGTAAACCAGCCTAATCCTACTATGGATGCTAACGGAAATGTTATTGGTTGGAATACACCTACTGATGTGACTGATACAGAAAGTACAACTAAAACAAATACAAAATTTAACTTTTCTTTTAATAATACAAATACTACTGATAATAAAACTACAACTACAGATTCTGATATGACTGCTGCTTATATGGCTTTGCAGGAAAAACAAAGAACAGAAACTGCTATATCAACCCTTACTGATTTGTTTACTAAGTATGGGCTATCAAGTCTTATCCCTAAAATGAAAGAACTGGCTATTGCTGGTGCCACAGAAGCCACTATTTCTTTAGAACTTTCTAGTACTCCAGAGTGGAAAGAGCGGTTTAAGGCTAATGAAATCCGCAGAAAGAATAACCTAGCGGTTCTTGAGCCTGGTGAATACATAGCCCTTGAGGATAAGTATCGCCAAATCCTTCGGGCATATGGCCTAAAAAGATTTGACTCTGATGACTATGTAAGCAAGTTTATTGCTGGAGATATGTCACCTTCAGAGTTGCAAAGCAGAGTATCTATTGCTATAGACAGGGTTCAGAATGCTGACCCATTGGTTACAGATACACTACGTAGATTTTATAACATTACAACTACAGACCTTGCAGCATATCTGCTAAACCCAGAGGATGAACTGCCTAAGTTAGAGCGTCAGGTAACTGCTGCTGAAGTAGGTGCTAAGTTTGGAGAACAAGGATTATTGTCATCCTTAAATGCTGGACAAACTGGAACTGGTTTCAGCAATGTAAGCCGACAGACTCTTGGTGTAGATGCAATGGTTAAGGCTGGTGCTA